TCTAATAATAACTTGTAGATCAGATGCTGAAAATATTTTAAATCCATAAACAAAAGTATCATTACTACCATTGCCTGAATATGAATTTTTTACTGTTGTTGATGATACTGTCATAATGTTTCTCTATATTGAATTATGTGCCTTTTGTCTATGCTTATTTACCTTTGTTTACTTTTAAAATAACTTAATATTATTCATTTTTATTTAGCCATTCCTTTAAAAGATTAGCTTCTTTATCTCTTCTTGATTGAGTTTGACTATCTTCTCCTGTACCTTCCCAATCTCTTAAGTTACTTATTGCATCATCCCATTTACCATTTGTAACCTGTTTCCAAAAATTAAATTTTTTAGTAGCACTCATTCCATGTTGCCAAGCAACAGAAAATATTACAGTTGCTATTTCTTGAGGAAGTTCATCAAAAGATTTAAATGGTGGATTGTCAATATTTTTTGTAGTTTTATTCCATTCACTTTTTAGCTGTTTAAGTGTTTTTTCAGTAGCAAATTTATTAATAATTTCTCTTTGATTCATAGTAATTGTAAAAGGTGTTTCATTAATAGCATCTAATGCTGCTTTACCTTTTAATCCTAAATATGGTTTTAGTTTATTAACAATTTCTTGATTGTCGGGAAACATAGCTTCTAATTCTTTTAAAGTTTTACTCCCTAAATCGTAACCCATAGCTATAGTTACTCCAGATTTTCCTATAACCATTCCTTTGTTGTTAGGAACTAAACCTTTTAATCCTTTGTCTTTACCATATTCAAGTGATCCCAAAAAATCTTCGTTAATATTTTTATTTACAGCAGTATTATTTTCTAACTCTGCTTTATCTTTATCAGTTACCATATCTCCTGCCATAGCTGGAGAAATTATACCATCGCCAACGATTGATAAAATACTTTTACTACTTTTTTTATTTTCTTCCGATAAATCATTATTTTGATTTTTTTTATAAAAAGGATTATTTGGACTAATACCTTCTAAAGAAAGATCATTACCTTCTTCATCTCCAGTAATTTTTTTACGAAAACCATATTTTGTTTTTACAGCAGTTTCTATAGCTTCTAAAACTTCGGGATATTCTTTGATCATATTAGCATAAACCTTATCTTTAAAACCTTTAAATATTTTTTTTATATATATTTCTTTACCACCATCATTGTATATATTTCCTTCTTTTAATTGTTGGTATTTAGTTGAATCAAATGTATTTTGTAAAAATTCTGTTAAAGTTTGGTTTTGTATTTTAACCTTACCTATATTTTCTAACATATAATCATAAGCAGATTGATTATTTTTTTTGTATGTAGTTAAATCAACAGTTCCGTATTTAACTTTTTGTGGTTCGGTTAATGGAATTTTAAGTCTAGCAACTTCATAAGCAACTGGATTGTCTTTAACATCTATTTGTCTACCTACTAAACTTGGTCCTTGCAACCAAAATGAAAATGATGCTACTCCATCTGGATTTAAGTATAAACTACTAGGTGTTTTTTCTATAGGTTTTCCAGTTAGTATATCTCTTTTAGGTTCTAAATATTTTTCCCCCATACCCGATCTTGCTAAAATTCTATCTAAAAATCCTCTTGTTTCAAACACTCCTTTTTCAGGTTCTAATATTCCCGGTATACCTTGATTTCTTAAAGAAGCATAAGGTATAGCATTTCCTACTATTCCACCAAAAAATTTTTCCATAGATTTTTCAGTTGGGTTAGCAATAAGTTCTAAAGCATCTGATATACCTCTTAAATAAAGTTTATTAGTAGCATTTCTCATAACTGTTAAAGCTGCCGAGGTATAGAAACCTTCTTTTTCTGTATCGTTTATATTAAGTAAATTTTCTTTTGTATCTGCAATAAGTCCAAATATATAAAATCTTGGGTCCATTCTATTATATTGTTTGTAAGTTATACTTCCATCATTATTAACTTGTGCAATAGAATAAGGTTGCCAACCATTTGCTAACCAAGTTTTTTTAATATTCATATTAGATGGTCCATTACCCGTTAGTTTTGGGTATTTCTTACCATCTTTAGCTGTAACTTCTTGTGTAGCTAAATCAAAACCATACATTGTTGCTGCCATACCTATCATTTGTCTACCTAAAACATCTGCTCTTGCTCTTCTGTCTCCGCTTCTCCATAAATCTCTAGTTTGTTTTGTAAACAAACCAAAACCGGGAACACGATTTCCAAAATGTCTCCAAAGATTAGTTGGTGTTCTAATAAACGGAGCCATAAATCTTAACTCTGGTGTGCTTAATAAAAAATTTTGTACTTTAGAACCTAAATTCATATAAGAACCATTGTCTAACATATTAGTATATGAAGAAACTCTTGCATACTCCAAGGCATCTGCATTCATTGGGTTGTCTTTAATATTTGCGTGTCCTTCTTTAGTAAAACCATTATCAAAAATTTTTTTTAAATTTGCTTTTCCTTCCTTAGAATCAAGAGGTAAATTTCTTTCTAAAGTATTATTAGTAGCATTAGCAAATAATCTACCCCTATAATTTATTTGTTTTAATAATTCATCGCCTGTCATTAATAATCTTGATGGTAATTCCGTACTATTACCAAACCAATCTATTGCTGTACCTACTCCACCATCAAAACCTAAATTAGCACCACTAATAGGTCTTACTGCTTTTCCCCCTACAATTTCTAAGTTATCTTGAGTTCTGGCAAGAGGATCAAGTATTGCATCTCCCTGTCTTAAGGCAAGTCCAGTTATTCTCATAGTATCTTTAAAACCTAACATCATTCCTCGATATTGAGCAAAACCTAATCTCATTGCTCTTAAATCTGCTCTTACTAAACCACCACCAATTTGTTCTAGCGGTCTAATTAATGCTTCAAAAATACCAGACGTTAAATTAAGTGCTTGTGTAAACACACCAGACAACAATGAATTAATATAAAGTGAGTTAAATACTTCTACTGATTTTTGATATTTTGTTTTAGAAACAGCATTAATAACATCTTCTAAAGGTGCGTCTTTAATTAAATTTGCCATTGCTACAGAATCTCCTTCAAAATTTTTAATAATATCTGCCATTTTTTCTACATCTATAATTTTACCTTCTGATTTAGCAACTTTAATTCTACCAGCTTGAGTAGTTCTAGCAGCACCTCTTATTTGATCTTTAAGAGTAACTACTGTTTTTCTAACTATCTCACTTTGTAAGGCTACATCTTTCAATGCTTCTTGGGTCCAAAGTTTAGTATCTCTACCAAATTTGTTTACATATTTTTCTGATGTTTCTTTTAAAGTAAACGCAAGTTCTTGTAATACTTGTTTAGATGCCAACATTCTAACTGTAGCATTTTTAGCTGCTGCTGCATCTTTAGGTAATGCTTTTAAAACTTCTTCTTTGTTTCTTGATAATAATGTTGCTAACTCTTCTGCTGTTTTATTTTTTAATACATCATTTTGTAAATATTCTTTTGTTGTTTCGTCAAATCTTTCAGTAACATCATCTATTGTTTTTAAAACTTGAGCAGAGTTTGCAAACGATCTAGTGTTTAATATTTTTTTAATAAATGATTCTGTTTCTTGTTTAGCATTTTTTTCACCAATGTTAATACTTTTGATATATTGTTTGGTGTTAATAGCTTTGTTGTTGTTAACAATTTGAGTTAATACTTTTTTACTTTTTTTACCTTTTAATACATCTGCTATTGCTTCTCCAGCTTCTTTATTAATTTTTACTTTTTGCTCTAGTTTTCTAGCTGCTCTTGCAGCTTTAAATGCTTTAATGCCAATTAAAGTTGCTCTAGCTCCCCCTTCAATAGTTCCGCCAATAAAACCACCTTCAAGTACATTTTTTAATCTACCTTCCATTTCAGTATCTTCTTTATCTGTCGCTAAATATTGAGTAACAGCATTATTTAAAACAGGAGAATCAAACTCTAATAACATATCTGCAAGTCTACCTTCGTCTCCACTAAAAACAGCAATATCAGCAACTGCTCCTGCTAAGACACCTCTACCTGTTCCTTTAAGAAAAGTACCTGTAAGACCAACTCCTTTTAAATATTTATTTGGTCCTAGAAAACCTGTAATATATCTTGCTACACCTTCAGTAAGATTTTCTACTGCACCTTCGGGTTGATGAAAAACAGGTAGTTGTCTTGTGTTACGAAATGTAGGGTCTTTCCATTTTTCAGGAGTAACAAATCTAGGAACAAAATCTGTAAATGCTACCTTACCTAATAAAGTATCTTTGGTGTCGTAAGGCATAACAATATTTTCATCTAGTAATGTAAGAGCTTCTTCCCCAGCATTAATAACACCTTGTCCTGCTGATAGAGTTAATCTTCCTGCTGTATTCCAAAAATTAAAATCTTTTTCATCTGGCTTAACAATTAAACCAGAATTAATTGGTTCTATTTTTTTTTTTTGACTATTGTGGGTTTCAAAAAAATCTATAGCTTCTTGAGAAAGTCCTGTATCTGCCATAATTAATTTTCCTGTCTTGCTTTAAGAATTTGAATATACTCATCTATAAATTCACGCATTAAAATAGTTCCATCTTCTTCTACAAAACCATTTAATTTTGCTATAGTTTTTAAACTATTTTCTGCTGTAGGGTCTGCGTAAAATTGTTTTGCTAACTCTTGAACATCATCTATTTCTCTAATTACATTAAATCTATTTTCAGTTAAATTAAATGCTGTTAATTGTGTTATTGCAATATCTTCATATTTATCAAATAAATTTAATCTTAATTCTCTGGCAAATTGTTGTTGTTCAAAATATGTTGCATCTGGATTAGATGATGAATATGTATTTATTCTTGCATCAAATTCCATTCCAGCTTCTGCTGCTTTTTCTTTATCCTCTGCTTTATTCATAGTAGGAATAAATTGATTAAAAAAAGTTCCTTCTAATAATTTTCTTTGTTCTGTTTGATAGTTATAAAATTTAGTACCTTGTGCAATTTTAGTAACAAAAGCATCATGATTAATACTTTCAGTTAAAGTTTTTTGTTTAAGTATAGCAAATGCTTTTTCTCTTGGTCCAGAAACAATCTTACTACCATTATCTCTTTGTAAGATTTGTAATTCATTTAATAATCTTTCAGCTTCTTCATAGTCAGAATTGGGATCTCCTTTAATTGCTACAGATTCAATTTTTTGTGCATAGGAATCATAAAGAGATTTGCTAAACATTTCATCGGTTAATAATTTACTTCCATTCATTCTTTTGTCTAGTTTTGCAATATTAGATACAGCATCTTCTGTGCCAATTAAAGATTCAGCATCTGTTAATAATAAAACACGATTAATAGTTTTTATTCTTTCTTTAATATCAGCTTCTCCAAGCATATGTTCTTTGTTAAATTTTTCAGCATTATCAACAAGTTGTTTCCTATATTGTTCGTCTAGTTTAGGATTGTCTGTTGTTTTTATAGCCGCCATAAGTTGTGTTTGTAAATTATTTTGAACTTCTATACTTTGTGTTTGGTATTCTTTAAAAGAATTTGTTGTTAAAAGATATGTGCTTTCAGCAGTTCCTAAATCCATACCTTGTTTAATTAAATTTTTTACTCTTCTGTTTGGAGCATTTAATAAACTTTTTTCTAGTAAAGGAGAAAATCTTTTATTAAAAGTGTTAATTGCGTCATCTCTATCAGGATTTGTTTTTAGTGATTCAATAATATTTTGTTGTTCAGCTTTTAAAAGTAATATTTCTTTATCAGATTTTAATTTATCATTGTTGTCTCTTTGTTTAACATAATAATTTTCCGCAACTTTTCCTATAGGTGTTAAAGCAGCAGCAATACTTTCTTTAGGATTTACTTTTATATTAGATCGAACAGAACCAACCTCTGTTGTTGGTGTTCCTTTAGCTGTAAATGTTGGTATTGTTGGCATTATATTTAATCCTTTTTATTTATTTTTAATCCTAAAGTGGACCTTCGTACCCACTTACATTTAGTAAACTTTGTCCTGCTTTTGCGTAATATCCATATTGAGCTATTTTTCCTTGTTGTCTAGCTAATGTTCCTTGCATTCTTGCAAAATTAGCTTCTTCTAATTTTTGTGATTGAGCAACTTTAGAATTGTAAGTTAATATATCTTTTTCTAATACTGCTTGTATAGCATTAGATTCTAATATTCTTAAACCAGAACCAGATAAATCTGCTCCCGAAGTTAATATTGCAGTTTCAGTTTCTCCTTGTAATTGTAAAAATTGTTGGTCAAATCTAGCAAGGTCAAATTCATTTCGTTCTTCTAATCTGTTTTTTTCTTGTATAGCAACTTCAGCATTACGATTTTGTATTTTTTGATTATACTTACCTGCTGCGTTAGCTGCTTCTGCTGCTGGTATGTCAAATACAAAACTCATTTAAAAAATCCTCGCATATCTGTAATGGTCTGAACCATCAAATCCGTATTTTTTCATTAATCCTTCTTCTTCTAATCCAAGCCATGAAGCAAACTTTAAACCAATTTTAAAGTCAGCTCTTACAGCTGTTTGAACTCTTTTTATATTATTTTCTTTTGCTAGTCTTGCAAAATTTTTCTTAATAGCTCTAGCTATAACTATAGGGTGATTCCATACTTTACTTGTTGCTAAGACCCAACCTTCTGCTACACCATCCCAAATAATTTTCATACCAGCAGATGCAATAGGCTCATTATTAATTATACAAGTATAAGCTAAATTGTTTTCTTCTAATTTTTTAGCATCTCCTTCGTACTGTGCATCTTTATCCATTAGTACATGATTCATTTGATTGGCAAGAATAATCTTACCATGAGTTGAAATATAGGGAACTATTTGTAATAAATTTTTAGTCATTTGTTTGTAAGTCTGGGTATAAAGATAAAATAGTTAAAGGTAAAGGTTGAGTTTGTCTAACAAATATAAATCCGTCTGTATCGTAATTACCTCTAAATTCTACAGTTTTATCTCCGTTAAAAGGTGGCA